AATACGTTTCCGTTATTGTCTTCGATTAAAACAGTAGGACTTCCGTAAGCTAATAACTTAACAGTCTTATGGTCTTCCTTAGTTAATTTGGTTAATTGTAGCTCTAAAACTTGCTCAAAGGTAGTAGTTCCATTCTCTCTTGAAGAGGTAATGTTTTCTGTATATGTAGAACCACCTTTAATATCAAATTTATAAGCAGTAGGAGTTCCAGTTACAGCGTCAATAACATCTGTATCCGTAACATCATATGTTACAGCATCTATATCTCCTTTGTTAACGAAGTAAACAGCGTTTAATCCACCAACTGAATCTTTACAAGGCTCTAAACGTCCTCTTGAAATATCACAACTCATTATATTATATTTTTAAAAGTTAATAAAAAGGGTAGATAGTTAAACCTACCCTCTTAGTTTATTTATATTAGTTAGCAGAGTTAACGATTCCGTAAGTTACGATATCTTCAACAATTCCATACTGAACACCAGCAGTAAATCTCATAATGATTCTTACGTTTTGAGAACCATCTAAGTCAGCCATATCTAAAATCTTAACTTCGTTTTGGTCAGACATAAGTCCTGTACCGAAATGTAAGTTATCTTTAGTAGTAGCAATCATAGTATCAGAAGCAAGTCCGTTAGCCATAAAGATTTTTACACCATCAAAGCTTTCGATATTGATATTCTGATTGTTTCCTTTATCTTGGAAACCAGCAGCTCCTTGACCTCCAGATTGGAAACCACCTAAAGCTCTCTTGTAAGCTCTAAATACGTTTTGAGCAACATAAATCATTAAGTCATCTCTTCCGTATAAAGCAGCAGGAATAGCATCTACAACTTTTCCTAATTCAGCTACAACGTTAGAAGCATCTACAGTAGTACCAGCAACTTCGTTTGCAGCAGGTAAATCAGCATCAGCAGCTAATAAAGTAGAAAAACCATCATACTCTCCAGCAGTAGCGTTAGCTCCTCTCCATACATTGATTTCTTGTTTCTGTGCTACTTTAGCAGCAACGTGACCGATTAAATAGTCTTGGAAAGAAGAAGGTAAGTTATCGAAAGCAGAATATCCCATTGAGATAGCATCCCAATCAGAACGGAAATCTTTCTTACATAATTCTAAGTTTACTTGAAATTCTTCTGGTTGAAGGATTCTTTCAGTAAGTGTTAATGTAGAAGTGTCAGCGAAATCACAAGTACCATCTTTTACGATACCGTCTAATTCTAATCTTTTTACAACTTCTTTAAATTTAACGTTTGGTCTAATAGTTAAACCTCCGTTAGCGATTGTGTTACCAGCTAATAAAGCTGCCGAGATGTATTTCCCAGCACTTTCTCCAGCATAGGTAGTAGTAATACTTGTACTTGTTGCCATAATTTTAGCGAATTTTAAATTTAATTTAATTAATTATTAATCATTGACCACACTCGTTCGGCAGCAGTCATTCCTTTGTTATTAAAATTTTTCTGTCTAGTCTCAGTTACACTCTCAGGAGAATGCACTACTTCTTCTTCTACTTCTTCAGAAAGCTCTACAGCCTCTTTTTCTTCAGCAGATAATTTAGCAGGAACATCAGCCTCAGCATAATCAGATTTGTCTTCCATCATTGCTTTAATCATAGATAACAATTCTTGCTTAACTTGAGATAGTTCTTCTTGAGTAGCAAAGTTCATTTGAACTGGTGCTTCCACTGCAGGTGCAGCTTCTTTCTTAGGCTCTTCTTTCTCTTCAGCTAATTCAACTGCTTCTTCAATTACCTCTTCTTTAGTCTCTTCTGTAGATAACTCTACCTCTTCAACTTTTTCTTCGATAACCTCTTCAGCAACCTCTTCTGTAGATAAGACAACCTCTTCTGTAGCCTCAACTTCATTAGCAACTTCCTCTTTCGATAAACCTACTAATTCTTTGATGCTTGTAAGAATTTCTTTACTGTTCATAATTGATTGTTTTTATATATTAATATAACGTATTTTTATTCTAACTGTTTTATATTCAAACATATAACACTAATAACCAAAGGGTTAACTTAATAACCCTCTGGCTTGTAGTTTGTTATGTTAATCCGTTAATGTTCACAGTTTCTATATCATTAGATACCATACTGTTAAACTGCAACTCAGTGGTGTTTTGGTCTTCAGGTCCAGCTTGATTTCGAATACCGTTAGGGTAAGCGTCATAAGTACCATCTCCCATTAACCATACTTGAGTTGCACGATAACAACTTTCAGTACCAATAGCAAAGTTAGAAAAGTCTCCTGCTGAAGTAATAGGTCTAAATAGTTCACCAATTTTATAATCATCCATCCACTTTGTAGGGTCAGTAATCATTAAATCAATTTCAGTATCAGTAGGCATAGGTTGATTAATTCTCAATGTAGTTACTACCATAGAAGCTACTTTACCTTGGAAACTTCTATTAGAACCTCTACCACCTATAGTTAACTCTCCTGTAATAGCTTTATCCATATCAGCTCCAGTGCTTGTCCAAGCTGAAGAAGTTGATAAGTTAGAACCAATAGTCCAGTTATTACTTCCACTATTCATTAATCTAATATCAAACATTGCTGCTAATGCAGTTGCTGTAGCGTTTGAACCACTTTGTCTAGTTCCGTTATTAGCTATGTAAACTCCGTACCAATCATTATGTCCAAGTGCTGTTGCTTGAATCGTACATTCGTTGTATCCTTGTCCTTCACGTCCCCAACCGAAGTATAGTTTTTTACTAGCGTCTAATCTTAAATAGATATTGTCATCATTTGTTCCAGCTCCTTCTCCACTATTCCAAATGTGTTGGTTTGCCGAAACATTGTCTATCTTGAATACTATAGCAGTTGCCCAAGGTCTAACACTACTACCATTAGCAGTATAACCTGAATTACTAGGTGCAGCGATGTTTGTAGCATAGCCGTTCATATGCAAAGGACTTACTGTATAGTAGTTAGCTGCTTGTTTTAAGTACTCACTACCACCACTAAAATCTAAAGCCTTAGTCCAAGGTGTATCGTTAGTTTGAACTGGAGCTACATCTGTAGCTGTTATAGTTAGACTACCAGTTGAACTACCATAAGAGTTAGCTCTTGTTACTGTAACAGTATAAGTAGTATCTGCTCCAACATCAGTTAAAGTACCTTGAATAGTAGAATAGTTATCATATACTAATCCACTTCCACTAGGTGTAATAGATACGCTAGTAGACCAAGATGCACCTGCAGGAGTTACTTGTAAATTTACATTAGTACCCTCCTCTTGAGTAATATCATTACCACTAAATTGAGTAGGAGTTAAATCAGCATTAGTCAAAGATGTTACTTCAGTCCAAGCTATAAGGTTGCCACTAAATGTCTCAGTACCTGCAGGAGCTACGCTATATTGGTAGCTAGTAGGGTCGTGAGACGCCTCAGGCATATACCAAGTAGTATTAGTAGGGTCATCTGCATAAGTATGAGTATGACTACTTCCTGTACCTGCTGTTAATCCGTTGTGAATCTCATCATAATACTCAGCTTCTGCTGCTGTAGTAAATAAAGGGTAATGAAATACTCCATCAGGACTCTCTATATATCTGAATGTCATTGTAGGAGCTTCAGGCTCTAATAAGTGAACCTTTGGTAAGCTAAACACTCTAGCACCTGTATGATTAGTTTTTATACCTAATCTATATTCAGAACCTTGAGGTACAGGGTATGAAGTTCTAGCGTGAGGCTCCCAAGTTACACCATCTCTTAAAGTATCTATAGATATAAAACCATTCTCATCAATACCTACTCTTACTTTGATAGGGTCTCCGTTTAACCAATCAGTTTGCTCTTGAGTACCATTGAAGTTGTACCATCCACTTCTGTAACTAGAAGAAGTATTAGCTCCGTAGTTAGTCCAAGAACCATTAGGTGTTGGATGAAACCAATGTGAAAATTGATAACCACTATGTCCTGAGTTAGATATTCCAAAAGTAGTAGGGTCAGCATAAGTTGAATTACCGTTGTAATATCCTGCATCATAACTATCTTGAGTATGTACTAAACCAAAGCCAATAGTACCTTCTACTCTAATATCAAAAGTAAAGTACTCTCCTGCTTGGTCTATAGTCTCAGTAGACAATAAACCATTCTGAGAGTTAGTGCTAGTAGAACCATAAACATCATTCCCTACAGGGTCAAGTCCATATCCTATATAAGATACAGTAGTGTCTACACCACTTACATCAGCTATCATAGTTGAGTAAGGGTCTGATATCACAACAGATTCAAAAGCTCCTACAGTAAATAACTCATTTAAGTAGTTTATAACGTCATTTAAACCACCACTAATAGGATTGCCTTCTCCATTACATACGTTTGTATGGTCTAGTTTTGTAAAGTGAATTATACTACCTAATTCAGATTGTATAGTTATTAGTCCATCTCCTGTATTTGTAGCTTTAATTGTGTTTACACCATAACTATATCCGTTATCTAACATTATAGAAGTACTTGTATCATCTAGTTTGAAACATACAGATACATCTGTTAGGTCAGTACCTCCACCACCTAGTCCAACTACATTGGCTTGTGATGTTATGTAGTCTGCAGCTTCTTGAGCATCTGCAAAACTGTTACCATCTTTGTCTACAAACTCTGTGTATGGTATTTTATAGAACTCATACTCAGTGATTCCTGTTTCAGAAGTAATAACATCGTTTACTACATTTACTGCATTTGAGTCTTGAGAATCAACCTCTCCACTTAAACAAGCGTTCCAATATGTAGGGTTAGAACTTCCTTCAAAGTTTATACAGTTTCCCTGTTCGTTTCTTAATATCTTTATCATTTTATTATCTTATTACGGTTATTAATATTCCAATAGGTTCAATTATAATAGGGTTGTCTGATTTAATAGCAGGAAGAGTCAAAGCATTTACATCTTCATTACTTGTTATCCACGCTGAAATCTCTACCCTGTTTAAGTACGAGTTACCTACAGTACCACCACCATAAAATATAGGCTGTGCTGTTAATGGAAAGGTAAATGTAATATCGTCACTGTCATTCCTGTTAGAATACCACAAAGCAGGCTCTACAGTTGTATTGGCTATCTGAGGTATTACATTAAAGTCAAAACGCACTCTTAATTGGTCTCCATACACTAACTCGTTTAATTTAATTCTACCTGTACTACCTTCAAATCCTGTAGTTCCGTTAGAAGGGTAATTATCGTTAAATACATAATCGTAATCCATTAAAGATGTAACTCCACTAGGTAAGTTAGCTCCTTGAAATAAACCTATACCTGTATTTCCACTAGGTGTTGGTGTAGTCCAATAAGGATTATCATTGGCTAAATGATTAGCTCTATTAAAACTAAGCACTTTGTATAATTCGTTATTTACATCATCTACTGTATAGTTAACTGATGAATCTGCAAATGCAGTAGTCCTAGAGTATCCTGCTTGACCACTAGAACCATCTGCACTAATCCATTCAGTTCCATTCCAAAACTTGTTTACTTTTTCATCAGTGTCGTAAACAATAACACTTTCTTCTGGCTTTAAAGATGCTATCTCAGCAGACGTATGTTTGTCTGGTCTAACATTAAAGCTTGTGTTTCTAATCATAAAATTTATTTTAATTATTAATAGTTCTTGTTGTGTCTATATTTGTAACATTACCCTCTTGTGAGGTCTTTACAGAGGCAGTATGTGTTTCTACCCTTTCAGTATCTTGGTTAACAATATTAGATACGTGGTCGTCATTATGTATAGAGCCAATACCTTGTTTCCAATAGTACTGGCACTTACAATTTTTACAGTTCTTTATAGTATATGTGTTCTTTGATTTACAATACTTTGCTCTCATTCTCTAGGTAGTCTTTTATTTCTTGTAATAATATCTTAGCTTCTTCTTCAGTCATATCCTCTACAACACTCATATCCTCTTTCTTATCACTA